TGTGAGCGGAACCTTGACCAAAATCGCAAACGCGACATCTCATTCAATCGACATTTCTAAAGATATGATCGACGTTACTAACAAAGACAGCGCAGGCGCAAAGGAGTTTATCGCCGGCGAATATGGCTACACTTTGAACGTTGAAGGAATTTTTGAAGAAGATGCATCTGTGAGCACAAGCGGTTTGTCTTTTAAAGATCTTTTGACCGATTTGTTAGCCGGTACTTCTGTTACAATTGTAATGACTACCAACAGCACAGGAGATCAAAAATTAACAGGCGGCGCTTTCTTCAGCAGCTTGAGTTTGAGCGCACCTAACAATGACAAAGCAACCTTCACAGGAACTTTGCAAGGTACAGGCGCTTTGACTATTGGCACCGTTTCATAATTTATTTGTTATCTTTGTGGCATGAGCCACATTACAATCGGGGGTGTTCAGCACCCCCTTTTATTTAACATGAACAGCCTGCGCAACGTAATGCAGTTGGCTGGAATGGAAAATTTCGCAGATCTAAACCTGCAAAAAGACCTTGCCAAATCTATGGACTTTGCACTAGCCTGCGCATTCTATGGGATCCTGGAAGGCTACGAAGCCGACGGCAAAAAAACGCCATACCCCACCATTCAAAAGTTGGGGGCATCGGTTAAAAGATTTACAGAGTTGAGCCCTGCATTGGATGGATTTACGCAGGCCGTTAGTGACTTCTTTAGCACCGAAGAGCCAGAGGGAAAGTAAAAGCCAAGGGCGACGGCGCACCGCTAACTTGGCGCAAGATTGAGCGCATCAGTTACGGCGAATTGAATCTAACTGAGCGAGAGTTTTGGAAATGCTCGCCACGTTTTTGGCGTCTGAAATTGGAGGGGATGCGTGAGGCGCAGCAACAGCAGTACAGAAACCAATGGGAGATCACCCGCTGGGCAGTTGCTACAGGTATGGCGCCACACTTAAAAAAGCCAATCGAACCGAAAAGGCTGTTAACATTTCCATGGGAGGAATCCGACTATATTAGTATTGAGGAAGCGGTTAAACTATATTCGCATGTCTTTGATAAATTAACACCGGACGCCAAGGCATGAGCGCACCTATAAAAATAGTCTACAACATTTTAAGCAACAACTCAGCCCTTACGGCGTTGGTTTCTACCCGCTTAAATCCAATACGGATTCCGCAAGAGTCTGCATTCCCTGCAATCGCTTATAATTTAGTTAGCATAATTGCAAGCCCTACCAATACAAGCCACTCACGAACAGACTTTGCTCGGGTGCAAATTAGTAGCTTTGGTACCACGTTCGCAAGCGCTACGGCCGTCGCTGCTGCAGTGCGAACAGCATTTGAGGCAGTTACATTGCCAGGCACTTTTAACTTGGTAAAATGCCAGACTATCGAATTCGATGGCGAGGTGCAATTGGCAGAGGATGAGGCAGGATTTGCGGGAATTTACCACGTTGCTCAGGACTTTATAGTTAACTATACAAGATAATGGCAAGGTCGTTAAATATAGTAATTGGCGCAAACATTGAAAAGCTCAGACAGGGCTTTAATGATGCGATTTCAGTAATTAAAAAGGCGGGCGGTGAAATGTCTGCCGATGTGGCTAAGAGTGCAAAGAACATTGAGGAAAAGCTAGCAAGCATTGCAACAAAAAACCCAACGATGAGCACTGTCAGGCAGTTGACTCAGTTGGCGATGGAAGCCCGGGCATTGGGTCCAGAGTTTGCCGCGTCTGCTGATCAGTTCATAAAAGAAGCGGGTAGAATAAAAGATAGCATAGGCGATGCCAGGGCGGAAGTTGGGTATTTTGCAAGCGATACGCGCCGATTGGATGCAGTGTTAGGTGGAGTGCAGGCAGTTGCCGGGGCTTTTGGGGCCGTTGAGGGCGCACTTGCATTGGCAGGCGTTGAGAATGAAGATCTACAGAAAACAATGGTAAAGCTTCAGGGCGCCATTGCTTTGGTGAATGGAGTGCAAGCCATACAAAACGCATTACAAGCCGAGAGCGCCGTGCGTATTGGAATTAGTACAGCCGCAACTAAACTCTATACATTAGTAACGGGAGGCGCAACAGGGGCAACGCTTGCCTTTAGAACGGCCTTAATGTCTATAGGGATAGGCGTTGCAATTGCAGGGATTGGCGCATTGATTGCCAACTTTGACAAATTAAAGAACGCAATTTTTCCCGCTGATGCCGCGCTGAAAGGTTTAAATAATACACTCGACAAAACAATAGCAAAAAACGAGCGAGACATAAAAGTAATGGAGGCAAAGGGCAATAAATTAGGCGCCTTTGCTTTACAGGAACAAAATTTAAATTTAACGCTACAAAAGGCTCGCGCAAACTTTGGCAAAAACAATAAAGAAAACTGGGGCAAAATAATTGACGATACTAAAACAGCGTTAACCGTATTAAAAATACAGAGAGACAATTATAACGCAGCCGAGGCCGCCAAACAACAAGAGCACGAGGCCGAGATTTTAAAGCAAAATCAAGACGCCTACAATAAGCGTTTAGAAAACTTTAGAAAGTACAAAGCACAAAGACAATTAGAGGCGGAAAAGGCTAGGAATGAATTGAAGGCAACAGAAATCGAAACTGTTGCTAGCGGACCACGCCAAGGAATCAAAACAATAGATCCTGCGCCTATTGATATTAAGGCACCTCAGAAACTTGAGCATACATTTACCCAGATAGATTATGCGATGCAAAACCAAATCGCAAAGCAGGAAGAGTATGAAGAGCGTTTTGCGAAATCAATGGAGGGCGTTAACCAGGCATTTAATAGTTTAACTGCTGACGGACTCGAAGCGTTCGGGGTATTGTTGGGCGATATTATGACGGGGCAAATTGGAAGCTTCCAAGATTTTGGCAAGAAATTACTGGGATCCGTTGCGGCATTCATGAAATCCTTTGGGCAGGCATTGATTGCAACGGCCACAGCGTCTAAGGCTTTTAAGGAGTTGCTAATTAAAAACCCTGTGCTCGCAGCTGCTGCGGGTGTTGCCTTGGTTGCGGGTTCCGCGGTGATCACTAACATGCTTAACAAAGGCCCACAGGCTACAGCATTCGCCGAGGGGGGAATTGTGAGCGGGCCGACATTGGGATTGGTGGGGGAATATCCCGGGGCAAGTAGTAACCCTGAAGTGATTGCGCCATTGGATAAATTGAAGGGGATGCTAAACACAAACGAGCAAAGCGGATTTGTTGCCAGCACCACAATACAGGGGCGAGATTTGGCGATAGTATTGGAACGATATAACAAAGACAGAAATAGGGGATAATGGCACGCATTTACTACGGCTCATTTAAGAGTATACAGGATATTGATTACAGGGTTGAGTTGTGGGATGCGCCAAGCGGTAGCACCACCTCGGGCACCGAGTTAAAACTTGCGGGCGAGGGCTTTGTAATTGATCGCGAAGGCGAAGGTACTGCAACCTATGAAGAATTTTTAAGGCCATCACGATGCTCTACCGAGTGGGTGATGCCAAACAATACCGTACTGGCTGACTTTATTTCTATAAGCACAGAGGCTGAGAATAATTGGGCCATGATTGTATATCGTGAGGATGTGCCTATTTGGATTGGTAGAGTTATTGCTGATCAGATGACTCGCTTGCGTGAGCCCATCCAAGCAAAGCCACGCATAAAACTTGCGGCCGTTGACGGCTTGGAATTGTTAAAAGGTTTTCGGGTTAGTGATCTATGGTTTACGGATGGCATAATTACGGGGTCCTATCTTTTCCGCAAGTGCTTAGAAGAAATTGAACTAAGCGAGTACTGGGTAGTTTTAGGGATTAACACAAATTACTTTTACGACGCCTCTTTGATGTATGCCAGTGCAGCCGCATTAAAAGGGATTCACTTGCTGAGTTTCAACCTTAACGCGTTTGTCAAAAACTTTGACCCCATGAAGGACGTGCGGGCCATCGATGTAGACGCGGGTTATTATGCCGACACCAACATGCTCACTTGCACAGAGGCAATGGAGCAGATTTGCGCAGCCTTGCAAGTTAGGTTTATTCATGAGATGGCAGGTTATTGGATGGTGCCAGTGAACGGTTATTTTAATACCACCCTCGCCTATCGCCGTTACTCTTATACGCTCGGCTACCAAGGCACCGGCACCTATACCCACAGGCAGACATTGGCAAGCCCACGCCCACAATGGGAAGCCAAGCCATCGCTTTACTATCAGCCCGCTGCAAAGTTGGTGAGAGTAGATACACAGCGCAGGCTAGTGGGAAGCGTATTTCGTACATACGCCAACATTTCGAGCACGTTATACACTGCTGAATTTACAGACATACCCACAGGAAGCACGCCAGATGATGCGCCTATTAAATTAAAAATAGTAGCAAAGTTTAATAGATCCTATCCGAGCGGAAAAGTAGAAAACAAATCAGGAATTAATTTTGTAATATGGGTAACTAATGGCACGACAGATTTGTATTTACAACCAGATGGATATTGGGCCAGTACTTACCAATCATATAGTGAAGAAATGGACACACGCGGGCAACGCACCACGTGGAATAGTTTTGCAATTGAAAGGCAATGCACTACGGCGCCCGCAGGATATACAACAATAAAAGCAACTGTAAACGTAAAAGGGATTGTAAAACAATATACTAAAAGCGGAGGATGGCAAGTTTTTGCGGTAATAGACAAACCTTTCTGGGCATCTGTGCAGGTTGCATTTGCCGATAGTTCAGCGTATCAAAACCCTGATTTTGTTTTTGATATTGAGGAGATATTCAGCCCAGGTACAACCTCGGCGCTTAACAGTACCGAAATTAATTTAAATATCGCCCATTACTCGAGTGATTCAAAATATGCAATCGGTAATATACTGGCTTTTAATGGCACTACGAATGTGGTGGCCGATGATTGGTTTGGCGGTTGGGATTCTGTAACCCATGGCACGCTTACTGAAATGATAGGCACGGCCGTAGGTGGTTGCTATAAGGATTTCCTGCAGGTGGTGCGTGGTAGTTGGGTAGACAGTGGAACATTAACGGCAATCAAAACTTTGTATTTTGACGGCGGCGCCTGGGTGTTGAATGGCTGTAGCTTCAAAGCAAAGTCTGAGTCATGGGATGGCGAGTGGCTTTATTTGGCCCCAACTTATTCAGGTCTTACATCAACGGGCGAAGGTTACAAAATTGACCCCAACAAAAACGATGACAAAGTAAATTACGCACTGGAAGCCGTGGCCGATATTAACGGTTCAATTAACTTTGTGCCTGAGCAGGTATTGGAGTTTTTGATTAATGACGCAGAAGGCGCACCAACAACTCAGCCAACTATTAACACACGCTGGGAGGTGATGCTCGAATATGTGGATAGTTCAGAGGTTGTAAGGTGGCACGTGCAAGAGCACAATGCAAGCGTAACCTACACAGCAGGCACGCACACAATTACAAACGGCTACGAGCTTATTATTTGCAATACTGCC